TCAAGGCGGAGATGGAGGAGACTCTTATGCTCGTTTAGATGAAGAAGATGATGACGGAGATATTCCAGTAATAGGTTTAACAGGAACAGGCTATTGGGACTTTAGAGAATTTGGTGGAATTCCTGCTGATAAATCTAATAATACCAATGAAAGTGATGTAAATCTTGTAGTACCAGGAGCCGCTGATGCAGGAAATATGTATACAATCATAGCTGAATTTCAAAAAATTTATTAATAATGATTAGGAGATCTTCTATGCCTCAACAAATATCTAAAGGTCAAAAGAAAACTTTAAAAAAGCACTCTAAAAATCATACTAAAAAACATATGTCTTCTATGAAAAAAGATATGAAAAAAGGTAAGCCTTTTTCAAAAGCTCATAAAAAAGCAATGAAAAAAGTAGGTAAATAATGGCTACTTCAGGAACAAATGCTTTTGATTTAGATGTTGATGAGGTAATAGAAGAGTCTTTTGAAAGATGTGGTTTAAACTCACGTTCAGGATATGATTTAAAAACAGCTAGAAGATCTTTAAATATTATGTTAGCTGAATGGGCTAACAGAGGTATTAATCTTTGGACTGTAGAACTCAGAACTCAAATTTTAACAGCTGATACAACTAGTTATACATTAGGAACAGATGTTATTGATGTTTTAGAAGCGGTAGTTTTTACAGAAAATAACACAAGCACTGATATAGAAGTAGATCGTATTAGTAGAGCAGAATATTTAAATATATCTAATAAATCTACAGAAGGAACTCCTGTACAATTTTTTGTAGAAAGAAATTCTTCTGCTCCAGTTTTATATTTATACCCTACTCCAGATGGAGCTCACAGTTTTAAATATTATGCTTTGACTAAAATGCAAGATGCAGGAAGTTATACTAACGAATTAGAAGTTCCTACTAGGTTTTTACCATGCCTTGTTTCAGGATTAGCTTACTATCTTTCTGTTAAAAAATCTCCTGAAAGAACTCCTTTATTAAAACAAATTTATGATGAAGAATGGCAACGTGCTTCTGAAGAAGATAGACCGCGTTCAAGTTTTTATGCAGTACCTGAAAGAGGTTATATCTAATGGGTCACGCAGTAGGTAAATATGCAAAAGCTATTTCTGATAGAAGTGGTATGGAATTTCCTTACAAAGAAATGGTAAAAGAATGGAATGGTTTATTAGTACATAAGTCAGAGTTTGAAGCTAAACATCCTCAATTGGAAAGAACTAAAAAATCTGTAGATAATGAAAGTATTAAAAATGCAAGACCATCAAGAATTGAACCTACAACAGTTTTTGTTGGAGGTTCCGGGTTTTTTGAATATAATGATTCAATGATACCAGACAGTAAAGTTGCAACAATAGTTGGTGTTGGTTTGGGAACAGTTTCAGTGAGCACATCATGACAACGTATAGTGAATTAGTAACACAGATAAGAGACTATTGTGAAGTAGACAACACTGTTTTAACAGATGTGATTGTTAATGATTTTATTGAACACACAGAAAATAGAATATTTCGAGATGTAGATTTAGATGTTTTTAAGTCTAATCAATCCGCCAATTTAGTAGCAAGTAATGCTTTTTTATCTTTACCTGGTGGACTGGCTCCAGACCCTACTTCTTTAGGCACTGTTAGAAGTGTTAATATTTTTTCACCAAGTTCAACTGTTCGATCTTTTTTAGAACAAAGAGATATAACTTATATGAATGAATATTGGCCAGATAGAACTGAAACAGCCACTCCAAGATACTGGGCTTGGTGGGATCACAACACAATTTATGTTGCACCTACACCAGATCTTGCTTATAATGTAGAATTAGGAATTACTAGATTACCTACAAGACTATCTTCTAGTAATACAACAAGTTTCTTAGGAAGTAATGCTCCTAGTTGTTTGTTATACGGATGTCTTGCAGAAGCCTTTAAATTTTTAAAAGGTCCGGCAGAAATGCTACAATTATATGAACAATCTTATCAACGTGCTCTTCAAGAACTTGTTATTGAGCAACAAGGAAGACACAGACGAGATGAATACATGCATGGTGCCTTAAGAACACCTTTGCAATCAAAAAACCCATAGGAGGTTAACATATGTCTATAACTCAAGCTGTTTGCACAAGTTTTAAACAAGAGTTACTTGTTGGCACACATAACTTTACAGCAACTTCTGGAGATACTTTTAAAATTGCGCTTTACACAAGTGATGCTACTTTAAATGCTACTACGACAGCGTTTAGCACAACTAATGAAGTATCAAACTCAGGAACGTATAGTTCTGGAGGAGGCACTTTAACAAGTGTAACCCCTACAACATCAGGTACAACTGCACTTTGTGATTTCGCTGATATATCTTTTACATCTGCGACTATTACTGCAAGAGGTGCTTTAATTTATAATAGCTCTGATTCTAATAAAGCAGTTGCTATTTTAGATTTTGGTGGAGATAAGACATCTACAAGTGGAACATTTACAATTCAGTTTCCAACTGCAGATGCAAGTAACGCTATATTAAGATTAGCATAGGAGAAAATTTAAATGGCATTAGTCATTAATGATCGTGTAAAAGAAACGACCACGACCACAGGAACAGGAGCCGTTGCTCTTGGTGGTGCTGTAACAGGGTTTGAAACCTTTGCGGCAGGTGTAGGTAATTCCAATACTACGTATTATGCAATTGTTCATCAAACTGCTAATGAGTTTGAAGTTGGTCTTGGAACTTTAGATGGTGATAGCTCTGATCTTACACGTACAACTGTTATATCAAGTTCCAATAGTGATAGTGCAGTTGACTTTGCTGCAGGAACTAAAGATGTCTTTTGTACAGTTCCCGCAAGCAAATTAATATTTGAAGATGCTACTAATGATGTAACAATTGGTCGTAACTTAACTGTAACAGGAGATTTAACAGTATCTGGTGATGATATCACCATGGGTACAAATACTGCAGGACATATTTTTGTTGCTGATGGTACAAACTTTAATCCTGTAGCAGTTACAGATTTATCAGCAATATCTACTATCGCAAGTGGAGATACTTTATTAGCAGTAGATGCCTCTGGTGGAGGTTTAAAAAAAGTTTCAAGAAGTGTTCTTGTAGCAGGATTAGCTACATCTAGTGCATTAAATAATGTTTCAGAAGACGATACTCCACAACTAGGTGGTAATCTAGATATGAATGGTTCAGATATTGTTACTACTTCTAATGCAACTATTGACCTAGCACCTAATGGTACAGGAACAGTTGTTGTACGAGGTAATACAAATTCTGGAGCAATAGTATTTAATTGTGAATCTAACTCACATGGACAAACTGTTATTGCACAACCTCATTCAGCAAGTGTTACGAATACTATGTTGTTACCTGCAGGCGCTAGTTCAACATTAGTATCTTTAGTATCGACTGATACATTAACAAATAAAACTTTAACCTCTCCTAAAATTAATGAAGATGTAGCAGTAACTTCAACAGCTACAGAGTTAAATTTATTAGACGGAATTACAGCAGGTACAGTATCTGCTTCGTTGGCAGTTATTGCAGATTCTAATAAAGATATATCAGGATTTAGAAATATTACTCTTAGTGGAGAACTAGACGCAGGTTCATTAGATGTTTCTGGTGATGCAGATATTGATGGTACATTGGAAGCAGATGCTATTACAATAGCAGGAGTAACTCTTGCAGAAACAATTTCTGACACTGTAGGAGCAATGGTTAGTTCTAACACAGAAACAGGTATTGCAGTAACTTATGATGATTCAGATAATACTTTAGATTTTGTTATAGGTGCAGGAAGTATTGTTAATTCCATGTTAGCAGATGATGCAGTAGGAGCAGATGAGTTAGCAGCAAATGCTGTAGTCAATGCAAGTGTGGCATCAGGAGCAGCAATAGTAGATACAAAATTAGCAACAATAGCAACAGCTAACAAAGTAAGTTTGACAGCAGTTGATATTGATGGTGGTGCAGATATTGGAGCAGATTTAACTACATCTGATTTAATTGTAGTGGATGATGGTGCAGGTGGTACAAATAGAAAAGCCGCATTATCTAGAGTAGTAACATTAATGGCAGCTAACTTGGAAGACCCCACAGCATTAGCGATTGCATTAGGATAATAGGAGGATAGATGGCAAATACGTTCAAAACAATAACTAAAGCAGGAGTAACTAGTGCTGACGTTATTTATACAGTAGCAAGTAGTACAACAACAGTACTTCTTGGTATTATGATAGGTAACACAACAACTAGTCAAGTTACTGTAACAGTTAGTTTGGCTTCAGATACTTCCAATAGAGCAGGAGCAAATAACGAAGCTAATCAAACAGTTGAGTTAGTAACCAATGCACCCGTTCCTGTTGGAGGAACACTTGAGTTGTTAGCAGGAAATAAAGTTGTGATGGAAGCAACTGATGCTCTTTCACTAACATCTTCAGCAGCAGCAGACATAATTTTATCAGTAATGGAGATTACATAGAATGGGATATCTTGGTACACCTATAGATACCAACAATACTTTTCAGTCTTTACAAGGTAAAAGGTTTAGTGGTAATGGCAGTACAACTGCTTTCACATTAGATGTAGCACCTACTTCAACATTTGACATAGAAGTCTTTGTAGAAAATGTAAGACAAGACCCGAATAGTGCTTATAGTTTAAGTGGTGTTACGCTTACTTTTGCAGCAGCACCGGGA